CGCAGCGTGGGGTAGCTCTGGAGATTGGTCGCGAGTTCCAACTCATCGACGGCATCGTTGATGCGATTCGACAGACCGTTGAGTTCGAGGTTGATCTGGCGCTGTGAAATCGTCGGGTCATCGCGCCACGATTCCGCAGTCGTCAGTGAATCGGCGGCGATGTCGTCCGGCGAATCGTCGATCGTCGCAAGCGTTAGGTCTGCGGCGACAGCGTCGTTGATGTCGGTCTCGGCCGCGGCCGTCTCCGCAACACCGGCGCCGACTGTCAAATCAACTCGGACTTGGAACGCCGCCGGATCGAGACCGGCTTCGACGAACGTGACTTGCATCGTGATGAAATCGCGATCTTCTGCGTTGAGATCGAAGGTCACGTTTTCAGGCAACGCGTCATAAACCCCGGTGAGCGGATGGCAAAACACTCGCGGGGTTCGGTCCGGGTCGTTGATGAGCGCTTGGAATTGTCCGAAGCGTTCGATCATGTCGGGTCGTGTGCTGGTCGGCATAAACACAATCGTGCAATCGGTTCGTCGCGGCACGGCGCCAGTGTCCTCGAGGACGGCACCGTCACGGAATGGATACTCGTGGGAGATGAGCGTGCGCGAGATATCGTCCGAAGTCGAGACGATGTCGATCTCGAGTCCGGCATAGCTCGCGGTGAAGAGCAGGTCTTCGAATTGGTCTTCCGCCATTACGGTCTCGCTCTCCGGTTTTTCTTGTCGTTCATAATCGTAATCGTGCCGACGTCGAACTCAATCTCTCCTGAGATGACAACCTCCCCCGGTGCCAACGCCCGACCGGATTCTTTTGGAGTTGCTCCTGTGGGAGCACGCGTGCCGCCGCCCTGTCGTCTCACAGACTCTTGGGCGAATCTGAGAGCGGCGATAAATTCCTCGGTTGCCTCTGGAAGCTGACGAAAATCCTCGAGGCTCGTGGCTGCCGCCTCTTGAAGTTTACGCACTGCGGCTTCGTTTATCTTTCCAGTCGGCCCGATGATGCCTTTATCTTCCGCCTCACGAACTGCAAATCTCGCGGCTGTTTTTTCTTCTTCCGTGAGCTCTCTGCCAGCGCCAAAGGTGGCGCGACGAATGAATCCGAACTTCTCCGTCTCACCGCGAAGTAGTCCGGTCGCATCTTTGAGTTTGTTGACCTTGACGAGCGCGTCGCTGATCGCATCGGAGAGTCCGAGCGTCTGATCGATTGCGGTTCCAAGTGCATAAGCCGCGACAAAGACCGAAGCCGCGATGCCTGCCTTTGACAAAAATCCCGTCATGGCTCCAATCTTGCCACCGAGCGCCGCCGTGGCGGGAATCATTGCGTTGAGTTGGAAAGCGAACTTGGCAAACTTTCCGGCAATCGCGACGCCCAGAAAGATCCCCATGTTATCGACCAGGAAGGCGACACCGTCGGCGAGTTTCTCGAATGCGTTGGCGAGACTCTCGATCCGTTGTGGCGTGAGAATGTTGGCGAACGTGTTCTTGATGCGTTCCCATGCAACCGCGATCTTGCCCGCGGCCGATGCTTGGAACGTCGCGAAGTCGTCCGAGATGACGTTGGCGTCTTTTGCTTTCTGAATCAGCTCTTCGATCTTCTCGGCACTCTCTCCGGTGAGAGCGAGAAACGCGCGCAGGGCTTCAACACGACCGAATGCTTTGGCCAACGCTTCAGGATCTTTTGCTAGCCTGCTATTGCTGATGCTCCTGATGATCTCGTCGAACTGTTTGAGGTTGCGCACACCACCAGGCCCGGTGGTAAAAATCTCCACGCCTTTGAAGCGCTTCGAGTTCTTGATGATCGACGTCATCAGACCGCGTAGACCTGTCGCCGCTTCTTCCGCTGTGCCGAAGTTATTTCGGATGAGCTGAAGGTTGGCACCCATGGAACGAAGCGCTTTGACGCCTTTGTCTTCGAACAAGACAAACTGCGGCGTAAGGCCGGACATCAGCGTCGATAGTTCTCTGATCTCGATGGCGCCTGCTTTGCCCTGGGCGGTCATCGCCGAGAAAGCTTCTTCCATCTTGTCGACTTCGGTGATGCCTAGATTCTTCGTGAGCGATGCAGCCGTTGCCGCGACGTCCTCGAGGCTTGCACCCGTCGCCGTGGCTACGCGGCCGAACAATCCGATTGCGGCTTCCGCGGTCTTGGCGTCGCCGGTGAGACTGACAAACTTGGACGCGGCATCAATGAGGTTGTTCCGCGACTGCCCCGTGGCGTTGGATGCCTCTGTGATGGCTGAGCGGAATTTGCCGAAGTCGACGCCACTGCCTTTTGCCTGAATCGACAGCCGCGTGAGCTTCTTCTCGAAGCCAAGAACATCACGGCCAAGCGCGGCGAATCCTGCGACACCGGCAAAGCCAGCGATCTGCCCGATGCTACGCCGGACTCCTCCGAAGGAGCCTTTCAAGTCTTTCTCGACTCCGCGCCCGAATTTCTTCCACTTGTTCCGCGCCTTGCGCAAGTCTGGCGACAGCTTCCGTGTGTTGGCTCGGATTGATGTTTCGCTTACCCGTTGCCCGGCCACGGCGCTTTACCCTCACTCGCTTTCCGCGTTTTCCGTCTCGCTCTGCGTCTTTGGCGGCGCGCTTTGCGTCGGCTTCGAATTGTTGCTTGGTCCCGATGTACCAGAAGAGCTGGAAGTCGGTGACGTCGATTGCTGCGACTCCGAAAAAAGAATGTAGCTCGCGAGCAAATGCGACCCGAAGTCCAGAAGCGCTGTCATCCGCTCCGCGGGACTGTCGTTTTTTTTTACGGCCTCGTTGATCTGGTCGAAGAAGATCTCAGGATTGCCGATCGGTGGATTGATGACTTCTTCGAAGTCGAGATATCTCGAGACCAGTTTGTCGCGCTCTTCAACGGTGAGAAGATCTCGAAGCTCGTCAACGGAGTGAGCTAGAGTTTTTGGATAGGGCTCGCCTGCGTCGCCTTCGTAGTCTGGATCGCGCATCGCACGGAACAGGATTTGCCACACCATCTCGTCTTCGATGTCGCGGAACCAGCGGAACTCTTTGTCGAGACCAAGGTCTTCGAACCGGCGGCATGCCCCCGCTGTGACCTCTTGCTTCTCGGAGCCCATGAGAATGCGCCAGACAAAATTGACGTCGGTCCCATCGATGCAATCGGGCTGTGTCGAGCGCCTGCCGCGCAACCTCTGGGCGATTTTGCTCTCGGCCTCGATTGCCTTTGGATCGTTCTCGACCTCTCGCGCGCCGGTAAAGCTGCGCCGCATTCTGGGATCACTGGGCATCGGTTACGCGTCGAGTCTGTGATCGAGTGCGAGAACTGTGATTGTGTCGGTCGCTTCGCCTTCGGCGTTGCGAGTCTTGGAGACTTCAGTAACGAGACAGTCTTCGACTGTGAATCGTTGGCCGCCGTCGTTCTCTTCGTAGAAGAGCTGAAAGAGAGTTCCCTGCTGTTTGAGTCCGAGCCAGTTGATCTCTGGTGGGTTGACCGGCTTGACTTCGAGCGACAGCTCAAACTCTGGTACGCCGCGCTTGAATCCAATCGCTCGTCGACGACGACGCATGGTCTTGACAGCTTCAGCGCCGGGATCGGTTTCATCGATGTCGATCGACATCAGCTCTTGGAGCTCGGTGTTTCCGGATTGGGGTCCGGTTGGAATGCTGACCTCCACAAAGGCCACGTCAACTACTTCTCTTGCCATGGTTCAGCCTTTCTTATTCCACGATCAGATTGATCACGTTGACGATCTGGTTGAGTGGCGGAATGATCGATGTCGGAATCGCCACGTCGAGTCGATCGGGGTTGGTTGCGTTGTTGTCGACGATGAGTTCACCGGCGAGTGCGTCCACGTTCTGGACGATCTCGTTCTCTTCGATGAGCTTGAGCCGTTGCAGGACAACAGCGCGCAGTCTGCGCTTCGTTCGTTGGCTCTTCTTCGCCCGCGGGAACGCTTGCTTCTCAGCGATGTCGACTTGGCGCGCGACAAAGAACATCGACTTCGAAATCGTCACGTCGAGCATTATGAAAAACGGCGCCGAGCTAAGCGTGACCTGTGTGGTCACCGCTCGAACAATGAGCGAAGTCGTCTGCTGTTCGTTCGACGACAGAATGAGCAGCCCGCCACCGATGGCCGACTCGATCTCGGCATTGGTCGGGATGTCGGCTGGATCGGGCAGTGTGAGATCGGGCAACTCAACCGAGTTGAATGGGAGCGCCGGGTCGGGCTCTGCCGCAATCGGCATGCCGACATAGGCAGCGATCTCGGCTGGCGTGTTCTTGAAGCCTTCCGCGGTCACAACCATCTGACGGAAGTTGTCGGCCGCTGTTGCGAGCGTCTGTGCGGTCCCGAGCGTTCCGGTCTCAGCCATCATCGTATGCCGCCAGCGCTTGGTCCCCGGATCGAACATGTCGTCAAGGTGGCTGGCAAAGTCGGTGATATCGGTGGTGGTGTGATTACCGGTGGCGACGATGTCGTAGTCTTTATCGCCAAGATTGTCGAGCGCGGCCGTGATGTCGTATGCGCCGGTGCCAGTGACGCCCGTGGCCGCAGTGACGGTGATCCCACCGATGGAATCGTCGAGCGTCTCGACGAGCACGTCGTTTCCGTTGACGCCGTTGGTCAGATGAGTGAGCGTGACAACCGCCGCGGCAACGCCAGTGGTGACGGGCAGTTCGACTAGCTGCTCTTGAATGGCCGAATCGATAGACGCCGCAACGGTTGAAGCGGTATCACCGCTCGACACTGGTGCGCGAATGGTTCGCCCAGCGATGCCTATGATCACTTCGCCGCCAGCAGTGGCTGTGCCGGATACGGTCAAAGTATTTGTCGCTTGGGCACCGGCCGGCGCGGCGATACCGATGGCGTGGACTTCAGCGCTCACGCCGAAGCGCTTGCCGGAGCGGAGCGCGAACTTGGCCATGAGCGCCAACTCGGTGCCCTGCCCGTAGAAGAGATCGGC